GGTGCTGCTGCGCCCATTTTACAAATTCCTTATAATAAAATTAAACATCATCATTATCTACCGCCAAAGGCTCTGCCGCGATCGCCAGTTTTTTGCGGCCTCTTGGCAAATGCTCCCCTACCTTTTTCGGCAGCTTCTCTACGTCTTTTGCTTGCAAGTCTTGCAGCCTCTTTTGCTGCTGCCTCTTTTTGAGCCGCTGTTTCTGGCAATTCACTTATTATAAAATTCTTTGCATCTGTTAGACTGCCAAGTAATCCTGTGGTTGGGTCATCTTGTGCAAAACCTGCGCCAACATTTCTAATACCTGCTGCAAGCATAGATTCTGCTGCCAATCGGTTCTGATCTTCTGCAGAAGCATTACTTATATCGCTTGATGTTAAACTACCTCTTGTTTTGCTTACGGTCTTACCACCTTTTGTCTTAAATGTAGTAACTACATTTTCATTTGCCGCTTTTATGCCTGCGTTAAATGCTGGGTTGTCCTCAACATTTACTGTACCACCAGTAGCAACAGCATCTGAAACTTGTTGACCAAAATCAGCGAAAGCATCTACAACTGCCTGATTAGCAACATCTTGGCTACCGCCATATGTAGTAAACCCAGTGCCGCCTACGTTACCCACGCCAGTATCAATGATAGAGCTACCGCCACCACCGCCTTCTCCAGTTGTAGCAGTAGTTGTTACAGGGGTAGTTGTTGTAGTCGTGTCCACAACCTCACCCATGTCTAACGGGGTTGTCGATATTGGCGTAAACGCACCAGAAAATGGATCAATAAATAGCGAGTCAATAAATGCTTTTTGTGCTGGTCTGCGTCTACCAAACTCATCCATAGCTTCTTCAAACATAGGTGCAGATGAGTAACCTCGCACACCACCTGCAAAAGTTTGTGGTGCAGGCACGCCCATATCCATAGTTGTTGGCGTGCCAAATGCTCCAGCTAACTGCTGAGTGCCAGCAAATGCTGCTTCTTGTTGTGGAGAAAACGCTGCAATATCAGGGCCAAAATAAGGCACATACCCTATCTTGCTGATTAGGTCTGCCCTCTCAAGATTGCGTCTTGCCGCATCTTCAATGTACTGTGGCACTTCAACTGTTGAGGTTGTTGAGCCGCCTTTACCGCCTGACATTATCCAATCTCCTTAATAAATGACGCATGCATTGGTTTCCAACCGTGTGCTTTTAAAGGTTTTTTCCATCCAAAACGCCCTGTTATCGTTATAGCTTCGCATCCTTGTGCTTTAGACCATGCTATCACATCTTTGTGCATATCCAAAAGCTGATCTAGCTCACCACCACCTAAAAACACATTTAACATCTTTTTTCTAGGATATACCACAATTTCTGTTACTATGCACCCCTTTGGCGCAGGCCACAACTGCATCTTACCAGAAGTAATGCCCTCAATCACATCAGAAAGGCTATGTGTGCCGCCAGAATACTCAAGTGCAGCCTCTATCCAAGTCTGGCATCTGTCTATCTCGCTTATGTGTGACATATCATTCATTTAACTAAAACGTACTCAAGGCAACACGTTTCCAAATAGCTGTAGCGCCATCATAAGAACCTGTGCAAATGTATATATAATTTGTATCCCAAGCAATCATATTAGCAACATCTCCAGCAGCACCAACGCTTGAGGCTGGCGCTGGTTGCTGCGTTGCAACTTGCCGAAATGCGTTTGCAGAAGAAACAACAACATATTTCTTTGTTCTATCCCAAAGTAAAACGCCATCTTCTGCAGCAACAGAGCTAGCGTCTTTTGCGTCTAGCTGATTAAGGGCGCTTGCAAGATAACGCCTTAGATTCTCACCCCATTGCGATAGATTTTGCGTAATTGGTGGGATTACCCTCATCTTTTTCCACCAGCCTTTGCTTCAATCCTCATAATACCAACACGCCAATCTGCACTTCTTGCACCCTCAACACGCATCCTAACCTGTCTGCCAGTAAAACGAACGTCTGTAGGATTAGACATGGTAAACGGTCCATGCTCTGTTTCGCTTGCATTGGGATGAAACCTTGTTTTAAACTTTGCCGTTACGTCACCTTGCGTTTTTTCATCAGGAATTAGGCTAGTTACACGCATTAACCTATCACCTGCACCTATAGCTATTGGACCCGTTTCTGCAAATGGTGTGCCGCCGCTATAGCTGTGACCAATCTCATGCTCAAAAACATCACCATCAGCGTCAACCCAAAGTGGATCTCTAAATACACCACTATCTACTCCAGACGTTCTATCTAACTGACCTATAGTCCATATGTTTTCTACATAATCATACACGACATAACGATCACATTCTGTTGAGCCGCTACTTGGATAAAACCACCATATTTCATTCCATCGTGAATTTGGTATTGCAGCTATCTTACTGCGTTGGTCATTATTCATATCGCTAAATACATAATCACCAACCTCACATGGTATTTCTCTTACAGCGCCACCTGAGTAAATAAAGAAACTTCTGCGTCCCATCCAAATTACACCTGCATCAATAGACGCTGCTGCTTTTGGTGCAGTTAATCCGCAAGAAGTACCAACACGCTCAAAGCCATACACAAAAGGCGGCCCTTGATATGTTGCTGTATGTGCGTCCTGATCTGTCAAAATAAGCGCTTGGCCTCGGGTTCTTAACCCAGTCAAAATTGCGCCATTTGTCTGTAGCTCAATATCACCAGCCTGATTAGTCGCTGCGGCTGTCCATACAGTATTATCTTCTCTGTCTGAAAACTGAACTTTTCTTGGGTTGCCCCCTGCGCCTAATGCAAACACAAATCTTTCTTCAGTTACCATCATAGCAGTATTGTTCGTTGGCGCATTTGATAGCGCTGCAGCATCTGAGCTAGAACCTAACTGCCATTCTAAAATCTTACCGTCATCTGTGGAACAAGCTAGTAAATACTCTCCCCAGTTATCTAATGACCAAGTTGTTGCTGGAAGTATAACGCCAGTGTCAGAACGTGGCGTGCCGTAATATTCATTACCATAAGTTCCACCGCCAAAACCTGCGTTGGTTGAGGCTGTAACCCTGCCAGATGTAAAGCCACTAGTTGGCGTTATGTCATATATAGTATTACCAGAAGTCATGACCTTTAGCGCGTCATGCATGCCTGCAGCAACATACCGATTGCCTGAGTTGTCTTCCCAAGCAAGCATGCCTCTTACTGTTCCGCTAAAATCTACTGTGCCACGCTCTTGCCAGCCACCTATCGGGCGCAAAGCATCTTCATGCCATCTGACTAGGTTTGCGTCACGCCACCTGCCTTGAGCCATATACTCAGTGCCGTTGCGATACACTCCTTTTGGTATCTGTAGGGGTATTAAAGGCATCTACCATGTCTCCCCCATTAAGGTTTCGTAGGCCAATCGTCATCACCCAAGTTAGGCCAGTTGTCGTGTGTGGTAATGTCTCTTAACGATTGCCTATAAGATTGCATCTCGCTAGACATTGTAACGTCTGACAATGCGTAGAAGTCTGTCTCTGCAAGCTTGGCATCTCTGGTGGCTCTGTGGCTTGCTGCGGTGTTTGCGTCTAACCGAGCCTGATACGCAGTTTCTTGCTCAGATTTTGTATGGCTTACACCATCTTCATCTGTGTTGTCAGCAAACATATCTTTGGCTACATACTTCTCCACCCAGTTGCCGTTTGCGTCTTGCTCAACGCCATCACGTACACTTACTTGGTAATCACCAGCTGTAGCCGCAGGGCTTGCAAGTACTGGGTCTAGGTTCATTGCGTCTAGCGTTGCAGCTTTCCACACCCTAGGCAATGACATATGAGAAAAGTCTGCTCTCCATTGGCCTTGTGATTTAACTTCGCCTGTTGTTCTTTCTCTAAATTCACCCATTAGATTGATCCTTTCATATGAGTTTGATTATGCGATTGCGTAGAAGATGTATGAGCCACCATTAATGCTAATCGGATTAGCTCCTTGTTGGGTTAGTTGAAAACCAGAACTATGAGGCTCTATATTGTTTGTGTTAGTGCTTTCTGCATCAGTTGTATTTAATAACAAGTACGGATCATCTGCTGAACTATTTATTCCTCTAACACTATCGTAAACGTACCAATCTCCTGAAGCATCTGTTCTTTTTATAAGAACAAAACGAGCACCAGAAGTAAAACCACAATCAACTGTAACAACGCCTGAACTTGATCCAGTATAGCTTCCCACCTTGGATACACCTGCTACGGTAGCGAAAAGGTAGGCTATGTAGGTGTTACCGCTTGTACTCAATGCAGTTCCTGTTGAAAAACTAGATGCAGTTGGGGCAGTATCATTCAATGATGTGGTTGCGTTATTTTCAGCGCCTGATGTGTTTATTCTAAGATGATAATCTTCTGGATTTGTACCACCGTTAAGATCCTTGTGATATACAAACCAGTTACTAACAGCATTACGACCTCTTAACCAGATCATTTCTGGCACTACACCAAGATTGTGATTTATGCTTGTACCTGCTGTTCCGTTTCCTGTGTAAGCAACCACATCGAAATAGCCAAGAGCACGCTTCCACTGCCAATATACACCTCCGCTTAAATTTTTAGTAGACCCTGCTCTATTAATTAAACCTGAATTACTATCTAAGCTTGGATTGTTTGTGCTATAAGTTCCCTCTGCGTTTGTAACTTGTGTGCGAACTTGCGCACTTCTTCCTCGCAGCCGATCAACAACAAAAGTCTC